TTATATTTTTTTCTCTTCTGGCTCGCAAGTGCATGACGCTCTGCATTTGCAGTTATTATTGCATGCGCAATTTAATATGCACCTACAAATAATTGGGTGGAATTTGCTTTTTTTGGTATGAGTTCTAAGTCCTGTCGGAAGAGCTTTTTGAATTGCCCGCTCGCTTCCATTTATTATGTCTTTGTATGCAAAGATAATTATATCATCTACATATCTGGCATAATAGTAAACGCCATTAAGACTCCTGATTGCGCTGTCGAATTCGCGCATATATATTTCTGTTAGCGTAGAGCTTATATTTAGCCCTCTGGGGATGTGGGTAGGAATTGACGGGTCATTTAGAATTGCTTTGACTATTTTTTTTGAGGTTGGAGATAGGAGTGTTTCTTCGAGAACTGGTTCAAGAACAGTTTCTAAGTTTATACTTTCATAAAAACTTCTGATGTCTAATCTTATTATGTATATGGGGTTTATTTCTTGGAGTAGTATGTAGACTTGTTTGGTGATTTCTCTGCGATTAGATTGCTTTGCGCCATAAATGCGCTTTAAGTTGTCGTTCAATTTCCTAAGGATTAATATTTCTTTTATACTTCTGATGCGAACTATCGGTTTGCTTTTAACTTGAGCTTTGGTGATGCTCTCGAATTTAAAATCCCGGCTATCCACCGTGTAGCTCAGGTCGGTTAGGATTTTCTGTTCGCTTTCAAAAGAGTTTTGTGTTTTTAATTTTCGCTGGTCACGTCTGCTATGGAGAAATTTTTTGAGATTATCAGGTGAAAAATTCTGATTCAGCATAGCTTTCTCTTTTGTCAGTTTAGCTTGCGATGGCAATTATCATAACGGTATTGGTAAGGCGCTCAAGGCGGGCGCTAAACTGTTGGTAAATTTTGATTTTTCATATTGCTATTTTGTTAGGTAGTTGAGTGAGTGGCCTGATTCTAGCGCAGGCTTGTCATCACTCATTATGTGATCTAGGAGTTCACTCCGCTACGTTGCATTCCTGATGGTATTGGGTGAAGCATATTTAACTACTCATCATCGCGCAATACCGTCATGGTTTGACTCGCACTGAAAAAGCGATTTTGCTCTTTCGCGGTTTAGAACTAACCGTGTTAAGCCCGCTTACGTACATTTTTGATGTGTTCAAAAGGTTTAGCCGACTACTTTGCCGCTTATCGTTGACGCCTCCCAGCCTCCTCTTTGCCACTAGACACAAGACTTGCCACCGATCAGCGGCGCGCTTCTATAGATCGTTCCCCACGTAATCCCGCCAAGAATGCTGAGTGTTATCAGGGATCAAGGCCCCTGCGACCTGTGGGGAATGTCCACTACGCGGGACTGGCGGCGCCTTACGACCGGGAATCGCATTCCGGGAGCAAGGGCATCTCATGATCTGGCCTCCTGAGCACCGCTGCCGGCGGGCGGGTGGAGGCTGCATTGGCTGACGAGACCAGTGCCGCGAGATCCTGAGCCGGGTGAACGCAGTGGTGCGATGACTGGGGCATGCCTGACTTTCAGTCAGGTGCAGTCCATTCCGGGGGCTGTGGCACCATCATCTGCAGTGCTGGTGTGGGTGACTTTGGTGTTTGTCACGAGGGGAGTTGTCGCACCGTTCATATAAGAGAAGAGGTCGCTACCATTCTTGGCGTGACCGAGCGACCTGCAGGATGCCAATCGCTTATGTGGATAACCGCCACGGTATGACAGCTCACTGAACAGGCTGCTGTTTGGGTAGCCTTTTTACTGTGGCGGGGTCTGAGTTGTGTGGTGTGTTGAGATTGCTATCGCGGGCAAGCCCGCTCCTACAGGGTGGACTGCCCCCGAGAAATTGGACACAAATCCAACCCTTGGTGGGCAGTCCAGGGATCTGTGCAGGGCAGTGCATTTGATCGAATCACTGTGCATTGCAGGCAAGGCTTCAGAGGATGGCTGCCTGAAAGGATTTCGCACGGACAATCGCCAGAAACAAAAAAGGCCCACCTTTCGGTGAGCCTTCTTTGGTACTGCGTATGGTGCCGGCACCAGGAATCGAACCCGGGACCTACTGATTACAAGTCACCTGCACACAACAATGAAATCAATGACTTAGGTCACTTCCTTGTTACGTGCTGATGCCCGAAAGCCCAGTGTTTTCAGGTGGTTGCATGTGCTTGTTACGCGATGGTGCGAGGGGGTTTTGGCGTATCGGAGGGGTCTACCAGGGGAAGGCTGAGGTCATAGATGTCGAGCATGGACTCATCACGGTGACCGCTGGCTTGCTGCTTGTCCGCCCGAGTGCCGGGGGTGTCGGTGATGCCGCGTCGCTTGAGATCGTGGAGTCCGTAACGTTGCTCCTCGAGGAGCACACCGGCTTCGATCGCCTTCGTCATGAAGCGCTGCCATGCCGTATCCAGCCCCGACTTGCTCAGGGCCATGCCATGGTTGCTCACGATTAGCGGGCGCCGCTCGGGATGGATTGGTGTGGGGAAGCTACGGCTCGTCCAGATCTTCGATCGGTAGGCCTTAGCTTCGTCCCAAGCAGCTCGCAGGCGAGGGGTCCAGCGCACGATGTTGTCGCGGCTACCCTTGCGCCGGTTGGTCTGTACGCCTTCCTCGAGCTCGTTCGCGTCGGTGAGGGTAACGACCTCGATGCCGCGGAGACGGCACAGGTAGGCCAGCTCCATCACGATGCTCAGGTACAGAGGGCAGCTGCCTGGCTCATTTCGATGCAGACGCCCCAGGGCCTTGGCCCGATCGATCAAGGTTTCCATCACCGCTACCGCCGGCAATCGGCGCTGCTTACGTTCGGTCGGGGCTTCAATCCCCAGGGCGGGGTTGGTGTCCAGGTACCCACGGTTTCTGCCCCACTGCAGCACACGGCGTAGGTAACGCAGTACGTGGGCAGCTTTCGAGGGCGTGCCCTCTCCGGCGATCTTGTCGACCAGGCGTTGCACCAAGGCGGGGGAGAAGCGACGGACAGCCAAGTCACCCAGGGGCTTACCCATCTTGGTGTCCTGGTTGACCAGGACATCGCGGCAATAGGAGTAGTCGTCTTGGGTACGTTGGGAAAGCCCCTTGAACTTGGGGCTTTCATGGAACTGCTGGCAGAGGTAGCGCAAGGTGTCGCGATCGGTGTTGCTCACCTCGTCCATGATGCGGTGGAGTTCGACCATTGTTGCGTCGGCCGGCGCAACGTTGCGCCGGCGTTGCTTACCGTTTTCATCACGGTGAGAGGTGTACCAGATCCCTGAGCCTCGGTGGTCAAAGTAAATAGCCGCGGGGAGCGCGGCTTGATCGATATGGGCTGGGATGTGCGGATTGTGCTTCCGCTTGCGGGCTTTCTTCATAGGATATCGGCGTTGTAGCGATCCTGTCGTCCTGGGGCTACGCCGCCGGCACGGTTGATTAAGTCAATAGTAGTCCAGGGTCCGGCCTTGCCACGGAACATGCGAATGCCCTGCTCGAGCAGGGTTCTCTCCACGTCCGAACGACGCTGGTAGCCGGTGATCCGCTGGAGATCCTCAAAGCTAAGAACGTCGCTGGTTACATTCCCCATGTTGTGTCTCGCAAAAGCGCCCGCCGGCATTGTGGTTCAACGCCGGCGGGGTAGTTATTAGAAGTTGTGGGCAGGTGTTCTGGAGTTGTTACGTGTCGTAGTTGTCTGGGATACCCCTGTTGGGAGGTAGCTCTGCATCGTGCTTCAATGCCCTGGCGTTGTAGCTGACTTCGAACCAACCACCACAGCGGCACTGGTATTGCTCGCCCCGCACGTCATCAAACTCATCGCTCTGGATGCCGATCACTTGCTGGCAATGCGGACACCGACAGCAGATACTCATGTCGTTGTCGCGCACCAGGTGATGCACTTCGTAGATGTATTGATCAGTCACGAACCAGCTCCTTGCGCTTCACCTTCCCTTCCGCCTCAAGCTGACGCATGGCCTTGCGTAGGGTGTTGAGGTCGTAGGCGTACATCATTGCCTTGAACCACTTGTTCACGATGCGCACGCAGACGTAGGCCAGCACGAACAGGATTACGGCGAGCGCGGCTACAGCGGCGCAAAGCATCACGCCATAGCCAAGCCATTGAGCAAAATCATTCATCTTGACGTGTCCCTCAGATGCTGCGCTGTGCGGTGAATTGAACGTGTGGGTCGGTGCTGCAGCGGTTGGCTGCGAACAGATCCGGCTGTGCCATCAGGGCCCCGAGCTTACTGGCCAAGGCGCGTGCCGCTGCCTCGGCGCTGATGGTGCTGCTGGCGGTGGCGTTCTCGCCCCGGGCTCGGGCGGTGTAGGTGCCGGCGCTCAGGCGAACGCTGATAACGAGATCAGTCATAACCCTGCTCCCGTTGCCGCTCAGCCTTAACCCATGCCTCCTGAGCGGCTTCCAGAGCCTCCTCTAGATCGAGGAACGCACCGTCGATCAAGTCAGCGACAAATGCTTCATAAGCGTTGGATTCAGCGATTGCATGGCCGGACGCCCAGGACACTACGCGGCCTCCTGCGGCCTCCCTGGGCACCGTCGAGCTGGTGGAGTTCTCGATCACAAGCGTGTCGTAACGTTTTGCCTGTTCACTCACGATTCTTCCTCCGACAAGGCCACATCTTCAAAGCCGGGCAACTGGACATCAGCCGCTACGACGCGGATACCGCACCATCCAAATTCGTCCCCCACAATTTTGCCGCCCCAGCCTTCTTTGTTCTGAAGGGCCCAGGTCGAGCTTCGAGCGGGATAGCTGTTGGAGTCACTGGAAAAGTCCGCACCGCCGTCCTCGAGCATTTCGCAGATCACCTCGAGGCCGGCCAGGCGAATGACGGTGCGGACAACGTCGTCGTCCTCTTCGGCCAAGCGGTCTTCGGCGCTGGTCCAGAAGCTGTTGATAAGTTCTGCACGCTCGGGTGTGAGTCGATCAAGGTTCACCTCGAGGGTTACCTCGTAGTCTTTCCAGGTGTCTTTGACTTTGAAGCGCTTGATGTTTGGCGTGGTCATGCTTGAGCTCCTGAAGCGGTTACGGTGCGACGGGTGTCGGTTTTGTGGCCGGAGTTTCGGTTCGCTTTCTGCATTCGTTTCGCCTCAACGTTGGTCATGTAGGCATCCCAGTAGGCGGACTGACGTGTTTGGCGGGCCTTGCTGCAGGCCTGGTGGTTGCCGCTGGAGCGGGCCCGGTTGCAGATGTCGCAGTGGTTCGGCAGGTCCAGCGCGTGGCTGGCCAGGCGCGGGCGTGTTTGTTGGCTCATGCTTGAGTTCCTGGAGCAAAAGCCCCGCGTGGTTGGCCTGCCTCATAGCGGGCGAGTAGGGTGGCGACGAGCTGGGCTTCTGCTCCATCGAGCACCCCCAGGCGCTTGGCCATGTCTGCGGCACCCTCAAGGCGGGCACGGGTAGTGGCCGAGCGGTGGACCTGGTGGTCGACCAAGGCGGCGCCGATTACGCCGATGGCCAGCAAGCGCGGACTATGGCCAGTCGCGGTTGTGGTAGGCTTCGCGGTACTGCTGCTTTGGGTGTTTGATTCCATCTTTCATCCCTCTGTGGTGGTCGGTGCCGGGGAGCTGAAATCTCCTCGGCACCCTTCGTTTACCGGCTTTCGCCGGCCCTTCCCCAAGTGCGACCGCTACGCTCGGCGCACCAGATAGATCTCCAAGTCTTCGAACTGCTCTTCGTCATGGCAGGAGCTCCATTCGAGGACTGCCTGAACATGTGCCCGCGAGCAGTCCAAAACCATAATTTCGCGCTCGCCACGAGCGGCGAGCACTTCCAGAATTCCCTGCAAACCCTCAGCGGCATAGGCTTCGGCGTGGACGATCGGCAGGCCACCACCTGGTGGGTTGAGCCTCGCCATAAGATCCGGGGATTCGGCCTCCCTGGATCTGTTGATAACTTGAATTTCCATGGTGATTACTCCCGGAAGATGAAGCAGCGAACGGTCGATGGGATGTGTGCGGTCGGTGCCATGGTCTGCTGACGGCACCGGATGAAGCTTTCCACCCGTTTCTGTTCCGCCAGGCACTGGTGGGCACGGCAGTCCTTGAGCAGCCGGCGCAACGTCGCGAGCTCGGGCAGGCGCTGTCGATGCTCCAGGGCGACTTCGGCAAACTGGTTGAGGTTGATAGCGATCTCCCCAGGCTTTTTGCTGTGGTTGACCAGCGGCGCCTCGGGCAGCGATTCCAAGTAGTCGTACACCTGCCAGAACTCGTTCACTTCCTTCGGGTCGGTGGTGATCGCCGCCTGACGTTCGCTGGCCGCTTTCAGGACGTATTTGCGGCACGCCTGGACCATGTGGTCCGGGATCGCGATCACCAGCTGCAGGCAGTCAACCAGGGCCAGCATCATGGCGTGGTTCTTGATTACCCGATCAGAGGTCAGCTTGCGGTGGGCCCACAGCTCAGCGCGGTACTTGGGGTACAGCTCGGCAAAGCGCTTGAGGATCTTCGGCTCGGCCCGCATGGCCTTCACCATGAAATGACTGACGTGCTCCAGCTCGGTCTGCACGATCGCGTCAGCGGCCCGGCGGCTTTCGTCGGTGATCGTCGGCTTGAGGAACGGCAGCCGGAAGATACGGCTGATGATGGCCTCGTGGCCGGTCACGATGGCGTTCTGCGCGATCACGATCGAGGCGCGGAACGGCGGCTCGTAAGTGTCGTTGCTGTTGGACTTGACGCCCCGGGTACGCAGGGTGCCGCCGCCGTAGAAGTCCTTAAACTGGTCCCATTCGAAGGCCTTGGCGTTGTCTTCGTTGGTGTTCCGGTCGGCTTCGAGCAGCACCAGGGGCAAGTTGGCCACCTGACCCATGGCACGGCTCAAGCCAGAGAACGAGCTCTTGGCAGGGTCGAAGCCCTCATACAGCCGACCAAACAGCTTCCACAGGAACTTGATCAGCGTGGTTTTGCCCGAATCGGGCTCCCCCGACATTTCCAGGAACGGGAAGCTCTCATGCTCTGCACGGATCTGCTCGGCAAACAGCGAGCCGAACCAGTACGTCAGGGCCAGGACCCCGTTCTCACCGAAGCAGGTCCAAAGGTTCTCTAGCCAATCCTCACGGTAGCCCTTGGAGTCCAACGCGGCCTTGAGCTTCACCGACTTCATCAAGCACTTGACGCGTTGCTTGCCGAATTCGAAGTAGTCCTCGTCGTTGGCCTTGTAGACAGACCCGCCGTGGATGGCGATGTCATTGAAGATGTAGGCCTTGTGATCACGGCTGTAGCCCAGAAAGTCGATGGTCTCGACGGTTTTCAGACGTTCGGTTTGCCGGATGATGATCTGGTCCAGGTGCTTCTGAGTGCCGAGCCAGGTCGCGCCGGAATACATCAGACGGGTCTTGAACTCGCTGCTCGAGGAGATCTGCTTCGGCGTGAACGTGAAGTTCTCACCATCGTCATCGTGCGAGCCGGCCACCTGGAAGTAGAACCACGCCTCGTTGGTGACGTCGCTCACCTGCTTGTACAACGCATGGAATCGGCAGTTGGCCAGCAGTTTCAGGCCGCAGACGTTTTGCAGCACCTTGCGGCGTGCGGCCTTGTCGTTGAGCTGCTGATCGTCTTGGTCTTCGCTGTTTTCCAGCTGCTTCTGTTCCTCCTCGAGCTTCGACAGGTCGAACTTGGCCCAGTACGTCTGGTTGCCGAAGTCGAAAGCGAACTCGGGGAAACCCTCATCCCACATATACATCAGCAGTGCCTTTTCACGAGGTGAAGCGGCAAGCAGCAGGTCGCCTTCATGACGCGCAGCTGCCAGATCGCGCTTGCGCTTGTGGTTTCGGGTCTGGCCTTCCTCCTCGAACTGCCAGCGCTGATGCAGGTCGTTCCAGTCGACCTTCTTGTCCCGCTGGGGAATGAGTGCAGCTTTGCACTTGAAGCCCATCTCGGTGGCCTGCTTCGCCCAGCGCTGCAGATAGCCGCGAGCTGTTGGCTCATTGTCCAAGGCCCAGACCAGGGTGGGCAGGTTGCCCGGACGCTGCTCGAGCAGCTGCTTCAGCGCCTCGATCGGGAAATTCACACTCGACATGGCCGACACCGCATCGATGTCGTTCTGCACCAGGGCAATGGCGTCGAAGATTCCCTCAACTATCCACAGCTCTTTGACGGTGGCCAGTTCGACGCTGGGCGGGCACCACCACTGACCTTGAGAGCTGTACTTCGGCTTGAAACGGGCCTTCATCTTGCCGAAACGGGCAGGGCGATCGATCAGGCGTTCCCAATAGCCATCGTTCGGCAAGGCGAATCGAATCGTGGCACTGGATTCGTTTGTCTCGTGGTTGACGTAGTTCTCCTGGGTGAACCAGCCGGTCATCTTCCCAGCGTTCAAGCCGCGGGCAAATTCCAGGTACGAACGAGCGGTGGCGGTCGGGTCGTTATCCGTAGCCGGTGCGCGCTTGCTCCAATCCTCGAACAGGTCGTCATAGATCTCTTTGACGTGTTCGATGTGGCCGCAGCGCTCTGGACGACCGCAGCGGATCTGCCACGGGTTGTCGTGGCGTGCGTACAGCTCCTTCTTCCCGCAGGCCGGGCAGACGCCGCCGCGCATGTAGTTGGTGCCAGCACGGAGTTTGAGCCCGAAATCACTTTCCAGCCGTTGCAGCACTTGGGAGCGGATATCTTCATTCATCATGACGGTTACTTCGCAGTTTTGAGGCTATAGGCCAGCGCGCCGATCAGCCGACGTTGCGCGCCCATGACAGGGTTTTTCAGGACGATTGCGGTGTGCCTGTCCTGATCCGGAACATAGCGGTAGGTATCTGCCCACCAGTGCTCGTTCAGCGCAGCGCTGTATTCCGACTTGAGTGAAGCCAGCAGGGCGTTTGACTGTTGGGGGCTCATTTCCGCCTGGATTACCACCTTGTTCTCCATGAAAACCTCGACTTCGGACGCAACTCACCCAAACCCACAGCAAGCGGGTGGGGCGATGGGATTAGGGATTAGGTGCGCGCTGCGCGGGTAGGCGAGCGATCAGCTACGCCAAGGCCAAGGTCGTTCATGGCCAGGTATACGGCTCTTTCAGCCGTTGGGTCGGATACGTTGTGGTCCGCCACCAAGTGGCATACAGCGCGGACGAACAGACGGTCGTCGCCGCTCAGGTGTTCGGCTTGGTGCCGCTTCAGGTAGTGCAGTGCGGAGAACTTCAGCACGTCCTGGTAGTCGGGGCGCGTAGTGCTCATGCTGCCACCCCCGAACGGGCACGGTGCAGCGCGATTGCCGACAATACCTCGGTGTGGCGGGCGGACATGTGGGCCTCATGGGCGCGGATGATTTCCTCGGCCTCGGCTTGCGAGATAGAGCCATCCGCCAAGGCCTTGGCGATCTCCAGGTCCACAGCACCTCGCTTGGCTGAGGCGACCATCGACATGGTGTAGAGCTCCACGTTGTCCAGAACGTCGACATCGGCGACCTTGACGAAGATGCCGCCATATAGGGAAGCGATGAACTCCGGCAGAAAGGTGGTGCCGGCGGTGGCTTCGAGTTGGCGCAGCTGCACCTCGTTGAGCGGACGGGCGTTGTTGTTTTCGTAGGCGTGGTTGTCGAACTTTTTGAGCTCGAGGGCGAGGTGAGCAGCTGCTTGGGCCCGACCGCCTGGGTAGGCGCGAATGATCGCGCTGACCACGTCTTTCCTTGTCTTGAGAACTGAACGATTCATGTTCTGATTTTCCCTGATAGCCAGTGGCCTTATTCTTCGATCACGCCGTCTTTGATACCTAGCAGTACCGCTGCACGGTGTGCCTCCCCACGAAGTCCCTTGATGCGGCCTGTCAAAAGGCCGCTGACCAAATTTTTGTTCAAACCATGAATCCGACTGAACTTGGCAATGCTCATCCCCTTTCGATCAAGCGAAGCGCGGGCTTGCTCAGGCGTAACTGGCGCGGGCATAGTGTTTGTTCCTGTTTGTTTGTGTTCGTCTGTGGTGATTCTTGGTCAGAAAAATGTTCAAGTCAAGGTGCGATGGTCAAAAAAATGCTAATCGCTGATGGAGTGGGCAATAGGCTTAGGGAAGAGCGTGAGCGTTTGGGACTATCGCAAGAGGAGTTCGGTGTTCGTGTTGGCGTGAGCCGCGGAACTCAGAAGAAGTACGAGCTCGGCACAGGTTCAAGTTCGATGGACTTGAAGTACTTGTCCGCTCTTGAGGCGATCGGTGTTGATGCGACCTACATAGTCACCGCTTCGCATACCTTGGCTGCTGGGTTGACTGGCGAAGAGGCTTCGCTCCTGGAACAGTACCGCGCTATACCCGATCAGGATCAGCGAGCACTTCGCCGCTTCCTGAAAGCCATGTTCGATGACGCTGTGTAGGACATCTACTGACATTGGTCGTACTCCGCTGTAAAGGCCCTGCACCGCCCCGATAAAGCCGTTCCCACATTGCATATCAAGGAGTTAGCGCATGTTGGATACGGCAGTAGCTGTGCAGAAACGAGTTGACCAGGTCGAGACTCAATGGCTCTCGCTAAGCGAGAATGAGCGCCGCCTGATAGGTCGATTTCGTCAGATGAGCGATCGAGAGCGGCACCAGGTGCGCCGACTGATCGAACAGTTGGCCACGAACCCAGACGACTCGGATTCCTGAGTCATCCAAAACAAAACCGCCGACCAATCGGCCGGCGGTTCTAGTCAGGCCGCTGGCCTGCTCATGTGTTCGAACAACTCCCTTTGCTTATCCGCTGGAAGGCTCTTGAAGCGGTCCAGGATCAGCGTATCCAGTTGCTGCGCAGATGGCCGCAGCGTGTGTGAAAACGTCAGCTCCGATACCCATGTGTGGCCGCACTTAGCGTCCAGGCACTGGCAGTACAGCTTGGCGTAGGCGCGGGTAACCTCTTCCCGCGAACTGATCCGGCCTTTATGGCCACAAGTCGTGCAGTTGACTCGCATGGTGTCCCTCCCCAGGGTTCAGATGCGCCATCATTATGCCGTCAATCTCTAGTTGAATCACCTATGAAGCGTTACTAGATGTAGTGGTTTCTTCGGTTTCTGGCGCTTCTTTCCAGTTGATTCGCCTATCTTCGCGCAGCGTGTCGTTGACCTGGTTGAACATCTGGCAGATGGGCCTGATCTCGTTGTTGGTGTAGACGCGATCGATCTTTTCGATGTCGCCGAAGCCTGCGCTGTTCTCGGGGATGATGCCGGCCAGGGCCGGGTTCATGCGCCATGCGGCGATGACATCGTTACGGGTGATGTTCTTCACCTTCTCCAGTTCGTCCTTCGCCTGGAAATCGCCAACTGGGATGATCTGGATCGCCTTCTCGGCGCCGCCAGGGATGTTCACGAACATGCTGCGGAAGTTACCTACACCCTTGCTCCCGGCGATCTGCGCCTGCAGCGCTTCCTCGTCCGCCTGACTCATGTTCGGATCGTTCGAGTAGAAGATGTAACCGACGTGGGCGCCGTTGTTGTAGTAGCGCCGGCGGAACAGCGTGGCGGCCTCGTTGAGCAGCAGCGCCTGCAGCCCGCCCAGGTAGTCGGGGATCCCGTAGATGTTCTGCTCCACGTCGTAGTTGAAGATGTGTTCCACCTCGTCCTGGTCAAAGTCCAAACGGGTACCGTCCGGCATGAGCATGGCGTAGCCGCCCTTCACCTTCACACGCATGTTGATCGCCGGCAGGTGCTCCAGCTCGAGCACCTGGCCGAAGGCGTTGCATTTACGCAGCAGATAGGTTTCACCGAAGACCATGTAGTCCAGTGCCGATCGGCTCATGGCCTGAAGGCTGAAACCTCGCGATGGGATGAACTCACGCAGCAGCAGGTTGCGCTTGAACGGCGGGATCGCGCCGTGGTGAGCGTTGGCGCGCAGCAGCTTGGCCAGCCCCACACGCGACGCCGGCGGCGTGTAGACCGTGCCGTCGCTGCTGGGGAACACCCCCAGGTAGTTGCCGATGTTGTCGGTCAGCACGGCCTCGGGCGCGCCGAACGTGAAGGCTCGCACGGGTTGCTTGGCCGGTTGTTGCTTTGCGTGGCGTGGAGGCATGGGTTCCTGGTCCGCTGGTGACGTAGCGGCTGCGCCGCTGACGGTTGGTGTTGAGGGGTTCGTTGTAGAGGGCGTGCATGATTGCCCAGGCCACGTCGGCGTGACCGGTGGCTTCGGTGCGCGATGCGCTGTATGTGATCTGGCCGCTGCCCGTTGTGCCGCGCTTGATTGTCAGGAACGCCTGGGCAATGTCGCTGCTGCCTGCATCCCACTCGATGCGGGCGTGCTGGATGGTGTCCTGAGCCTTGAGCACCAGAGCGTTCTTGGTCTCGAGGCTGTAGTGGATCGCCTGGGCCCGCGGGTAGAAGTCGCGCACCAGGTCGAACACGCCGTAGCCGATCCCGGTGGTGTCGATGCCGATGTGCTGGACGTTGAACCGCTCGGTGAGCTTCTTGACCTGGTTCGCCTGGTGCGAGAACGACTGCCCCCGCCAGCTGTGCTTTTCCAGGATGCGGAACTTGGCGCCTTGCTCGAGCGGCGGGGCGATGACCACACAGGTGGCGTCGTCTCGTGTCCGACTGGGGTCATAGCCGATCCAGACGGGGCTGTTGCCGTAGGGCCTGGCTGCATCGGGGTCGTAGTCCGTCCACAGTGACAAGTCGCTGTAGCAGCGCTCCAGATCGGCCAGGTGGAACGCACCTTGCGAGCTGTCGATGAATTTGCACATGAACAGCTGTTCGAACGCGTCGTCGTCGTACTCCAGCTGCAGCTGCTCGAGGTCGAACAGGTCGCAGCCGCTGTTGATCGCGTCGAGGATGGTGATCGTCTTGCGCCACTGGCCGTCCGGGCATAGCGCGCCGGCGCCGTAGCTAACCGCGGCTGGCCATTCCGCCACCGCAGGCGTGCCGCGCTTTTTCTTCCGGTTGCGGAACGACTCCCCGGTCCAGAACGGGTAAGCCTGGTGGGTGACGGCGCTCGGGGTCGAAAAGTAGGTTTTGCGCCACTTCTTGTGGGTGGCCATCGCTGAGGCCACCTTGTTGAGCTTGTCGAAGTCCTTGATCCAGAAGTACTCGTCGACATAGACGTGGCCATGATGGCCCTGGGCTGTGCTGCTGTTGGTGCTGAGGAAGCGCAGCTCGGCCCAAGGCTTGCCGTCCTTACTGAGCACGATCGGGTTGCCGGTAAGCTCGAGGCCGAACCACTCCTGGGCGAACGCCACGATGTAGCTGCGGAAAATCTCGGACTGGGCACGGCTGGCCGACAGGAACACCTGGTTGTCGCCGGTGAGCACGGCATCCATGAAGGCCTCGCCGGCAAAGTAGTAGGTCAGGCCTACCTGGCGCGATTTCAGGATGTTGCGGATCCGGGCAGTGAGCGGGTTCTGCTTCGCCGCGAACAGCTCCTTCTGGTAGCCGTACATCTTGCTGATGAACTTATCCAGGAAGTCGACTTCGGTCAGCCCGGTGACGTCGTTCTTCGGGGCCTTCGGCTTTTTCCCTTCACCTCCCTCACCGCGCCGGCGCTTGCCACGCTCACCGCGATCACGCCGCGGCTGCTCGTCCGCAGGGTTGCCGGCTGACTCTGACTGATGCGTAACGACGGCTGCCTTTGAACACTGCTTGGCCAGGCGCTCGCGCAAGGTAGTGAGGCGGTCCAGTTCGTCCAGCTCGCCCTTGCTCAAACTATCGGGCTTTTCCAGCAGCAGTGTGATTCGCCGGCTGACGGCAGTCAGTGGCTCCTCGTCGGTGAGCATGTCTTCCCACCCGCCCTGCCGGATCCAGTAGTAGACGATGCGGACATTGGGCAGCCCGAGCTGCGCCTGGATTTCCTTCGCTTTGCAGCGACGCAGGAACAGGCGTTTGGCGGCTTCTTTGACTTCGTTCGAGTAGTGCATGGTCCGCAGTCTATGCGGCGAATAGGCTGCTAACTTCCTGTTAATTTCCGGCTTTGTCCTAGATCGTGCAAATAGGAGAAGCGCGCAGTTAAACCGTTTGTTGGGGGATGGCTGGGTCCATATGGTGGGGGCCTCAAAGCCATGAACTCACCAGGATCCTATGCCACGTTCCCTCGTTTCGTACTGGAAGCGCGTAGCCAAAAGCGGCCCCACTGTAGATGGCCGCGAAATCCTTCCCCAGGAACTGCGTGATATCGCCGAGACGTACAACCCCGCGGAATACACCGCGGTGATCTGGTGCGAGCACGAGCGCTGGTACGGCTCTCACGGTACCGTTTTCGCGGTTCGCCTGGTGGAGCAGGCCGACGACCTCAAGGAAGGTCAGGTAGCCCTGGAAGCGCAGCTCAAGCCAAACGATCGTCTGCTGTGGCTCAACGACCAGGGCGAAAAGCTGTTCTCCAGCATCGAGATCACCCCCAATTTCGCCGCATCTGGCAAGGCCTATCTCACCGGCCTAGCTGTCACCGACTCGCCTGCCAGCCTCGGCACGCAGGAGCTGTATTTCTCCAAGCGTACCAGCAAGGCCGCGTACTACAGCGTTCCGGTCGAGCTGGGCACCCTGCGCGATGACAAGGGCGGCAATAGCGACGAAAGCAAGCTCCTGCGTCTGTTCACCAACCTTTTCAAACGCTTTGCCACCGAAGAATCGGTGGGTGAAGCAGCCGACGACACCCCCACCGAGAGCAAACCCCCAATGGATGAAGCTACCGCCAAGGCCATTCAGGCCCTGATCGAGCAGCAGATGATCGTCACCGCAGGCCTCCAGACCATCGTCGACAGTTTCGCGGAGGTCGCGCCAGAGCCGGACGTTGAGCCGATCGACGACGTTCAGTCTGCTGTCGATGCCATCGTCTCGACTGCCGAAGACGAGAAGCAGCTCAGCCGCCGCGGCGGCGGCAACAAAGCCCTGCATGCCAGCATCCAGAAGCTGGAAAAGCAGTTCAACCAGCTGATGAACACCCCGCAGGGCCGCAACGTGCCACGCACCACCGGCGCTAACACTGACAAGAAGCGAGTCCTCTGACATGGCCTATAACCTGAGCTCCTACGGCGCGCAGATGTACGCTGCGATGCAGGTGGCCATGGCCGAAACTTACGGTGTGGATGCGGTCACCCGCATGTTCAGCGTAGAGCCGTCCATTGCCCAGGAACTGAACGACGCCATCACCGCGAAGGCTGACTTCCTCGAGCGCATCAACGTCATCGGCGTGTCCGAGATCAAAGGCCAGAAGGTGTTCCTGGGCACCTCGGGCCCTGTGACCGGTCGCACCAACACCAAGACCACCGACCGCGAGGCGAAGGATGCCTCGGCGTTGGATGATGACACCTATGAGCTGGTGTCTACCGAATCGGACGTGAGCCTGGCTTACGCCAAAATTGACGCCTGGGCGAAGTTCCCCGAGTTCCATCAGAAGTACTCGGCCGCGGTGCAGAAGCAGATTGCCCTGGACCGCATCATGATCGGCTTCCACGGCACTCATGCTGCCCCGCAGTCCGATCCCACTCAGTATCCGCTGCTCCAAGACGTGAACAAGGGTTGGCTGCAACAGGCGCGCGAGAAGATCCCGGCGCAGGTCCTGAAAGAAGGCAAGGTAGCTGGCAAGGTCACCCTGGGCGCCGGCGGCGACTACGCCAACCTCGACGAGCTGGTGCACGACACCAAGCAGATGGTTGACGAGCGTGTCCGTGACGGCGGCGACCTGGTGGCAATCATCGGCAGCGACCTGCTGGCCGCAGACAAGGCCAAGCTGTATGCCAGCCAAGCGGGCACTCCGACTGAGAAGGAGCGCATCGAGAGCCAGCAGGTCATCGCCACCTATGGCGGTCTGCCGGCATTCAGCGTGCCGCATTTCCCTGCGAACGCCGTGCTGGTCACCAGCTTCGACAACCTGTCGATCTACTACCAGGACAGCAGCTGGCGGAAGCAGACCATCGACAACCCGAAACGCTCCCGCGTCGAGGATTACAACAGCCGCAACGAGGGCTATGTGATCGAGCAGCTGGAGAAATTCGCCCTCACTGAAAACGTCGAGGTGATCTGATGAGCCTGGCACTGGCGCACAAGCGCCGCACCCTCGAACAGGGCTTGGCAGCTTCGGCTGCCAGTGCCAAACCGTCGGTGTATTCCCCGGCGGCGGCCATGACCAGCCCAGCGAATGCTCAGAAGCACTACAAGCTGATGGAGGACGCCCTGCTGGTCGACCTCGAGCGCTTGTCAGGCTTCAACAGCATCGAGCAACGGCAGGTTATCAAGCGTGAAGAGCTGCTGCCCAAGTACCTGGAGTACGTCGGTCGCTATCGTGAGTCCGGCCTGAACTTCCCAAACCAGGTTCTGATGTACGTCATGGTGTGGTTGTTCGACACCAGCCAGTTCGAGCTGGGTCTGGAGCTGGCCGACTTCGCCATGTCCCAAGGCCAGGCGCTGCCGGAACGCTTCAACCGCGACATTCCCACGTTCGTTGCGGATGAGGTGATCGAGTGGGCAGAGGCCGAATACAAGGCCGGCCGCAGCCCTGAACCCTACGTCAGCAACCTGCTGCCCCGTGTGGATGGTGAGTGGGCTCTGTTCGAACGGATTCCGTCTCGCTACCACAAACAGCTCGGCCTACTGGCCATGGACCGCAAAGATTGGGCCTCCGCCATCGTGCACTTCGAACGAGCCGAGGCTCTGTACGAAAGCATCGGTGTGGGCACGCGCCTGGCGGGAGCTCGCAAGGCGCTGGCCAAGGCGACCGCCCTGGGCGGGCAGGTAGCGGCCCAGATTGCCACCCGGCTCGATGAGGTCCTGCAGGCACCTGAAAAGCAGGAGCCGAGCAGCACAGCCCCCGACGGCAGCGATAACGCCGCCACCGAGTAACCGTCTTCCCCCCCCGCAGGGAGTTGTTACGGCAAGGCCGAGTCATTCATGACCCCGACCTTCACCGCAGCAGCAACCTGCCCTATTTGAGTGGTCAGCATGAGTGGATTTTCCGGCAAGACCATCAGCCTAATGGAACGGACCATCATCAACGACGGGTTCTGGCCCGATTTGTTGATGTCCGAGTTCCAGCAGGGCTACCGGCTTCCTGGCGAGTACGCCCTGGACATGCTGACCACTGATCTCGTTACGGCCATGCACGAGGTTAACCTCGACCTGGCCAAGCTGAAAGCGCGCTGGCAGGACGCAGGAGTGTCAAACGTTGAGTCCGCAGACAGCACCGTCCTGCCGGAGCGCACCTTTCAGGTGTCGCTGTACAAGCGCGCCGTCTACACCCGAGCCAAGGCGAGCCTGCTGACCCAGTTCGCCACGGTCACCCGCAGGGAAGTCGCCGAGAACACCGGCAAGGACGCCCCGGAGCGCGGTGAAAAGTACCTAGAGTTCAGCCAGCAGGCCGTTCGGTCGCTGCAGGGCCGTGGCCGTATTACGGCGGCGCTGCTGTGATCAAGCTGCAGGCTTTGACGGCCTACCTCATCGAACGCCAGTTGGTTGCCCCCGAACAGCTCGACAGCTGGACCGACCAGGTCAACCTGGAACTGGTGTGGAAGCCCGACACCAAGGGCATGCACATGGGCGACATGAACTACAGCGCCACGATCGTGCTCGAGCGCTTCGCCGATAACCCGGCCCGCCTGATGGCCTTGGTCGGCAGTTGGCTGGAGAACAACGACGAGGACCGCGACGGACTGCCCGCGACCGTGTTCGACATCACCATGCTCGACAACGACCTGGCCGACGTCGACATCAAGCTGCAGTTCAGCGAACCGCAGTACCTGACCGAGGATCCTGACGGCGAGATCGCGGCGTTCGGCAAGACCTGGGCATTCGTGCCGTTCGAGCTGTGGGTGGCCGAGGAAGGCGAGGTGGCCGGCGATGGCGCGTAGCACTTTCGACCTGGACGTGCGTGGCCTGCTCGGGGCGGAGGAACAGCTCGCGCTGCTCAATCTGCCGCCTCAGTTGCGCCGCCGGCTGCTGAACAACGTCAGCAAGCGCGTGCGCAGCCTGAGCCGCCAGCGGATCCGCAACCAGCAGAACCTGGACGGCTCACCGTTCGAGGCACGCAAGGGCTCCGGCAAGGGCAAAAAGAAGATGGAAGCCGGCCTGGGCAAGCTGCTCGAGGTCACCCGCGTCAATGCTGACGAAGCCGAACTGGGCTGGCGTAACGCGCTGACCCGTTGGGTGGCAACGCAGCAACACAACGGCGTGTCCGAACGACGTACCGCCGCGCAGATGCGCCAGTGGAACAAGGTTCCCGAAGGCCTGGCCGCGACCGAAAAGCAGGCCAAGCGTTTGCGTCGTCTCGGTTTCAAGGTCCGTCAGGCGGGCAAAAAGACGCTCACACGCCCGTCAGTGGCGTGGATTAAAGAGCATGTGAACTACGCCAAGGCGGGTCTGCTGATCCGCATCCTGGACGACGAACAAGCCGAGTCCTCTGGTGCGCAAAGCTGGGAAATCAAACTCCCCAAGCGCCAGTTTCTCGGCCCTGGCACCGAGTCAGAAACCAGTGCGCTGGTGAACCTGGTGCTGCAACAAATCCTTAACGCTCCCCGCTAACGAGGCACACATGGCACTTGGCAAAGTCAGCGTCAACAATCTCAATCTCAGCCAAGGCGCTGTGACTGCGATCGAACGCCACTTCCTTTTCATCGGCCCTGGTGCAAAAAGCATCGGGCAATTGATCTCCCTGAACACGGACAGCGACCTGGACGTGATGCTGGGCATTCCACCCAGTGACCTGAAAACACAGATCACTGCCGCCCGCCTGAACGGTGGCGATCGCTGGGCCTGCGTGGCCGCGCCGATTGCGGCCGAAGGGGATTGGCAGGATGCCCTGACCGTATCGCAACAGCAGGGCCATTCGTTCGAAGCTGTGGTGATCACCACGCCGGTTGAGACTGCTGCCGAGCTGTCGGCCATGCATGATGCCGCGATCGCCCTGGGCAACACCTACGGTCGTCGCGTCTTTTTCATGGCGGCGTCTGTGGGTATCACCGATTTGCAGACTTGGGCGCAATACCTGGTCACCCAGAAAGCCATTACCCAAGACTTGGCCGCGCCCCGCGTCCTGTGCGTGCCGCAACTGCACGGCAATGATCTGGGCGTGTTAGCCGGTCGCCTGGCTAATGCCGCCGTCAGCGTGGCCGACAGCCCCATGCGTGTGGCCACCGGTGCGGTACTCGGCCTCGGCCCGGTCCCGGCCGACGCTGATGACGTGCCGTTGCCGTCGGCCACACGCGCCGAACTGGATACTGCGCGACTCTCCGTGACCCAGACCTACCCCGACTATCCAGGCGTGTACTGGGGCGACGGCAACATGCTCGACGTGCCCGCCAGCGACTTTCAGGTGGTCGAGTACCTGCGCATCGTCGACAAGGCGGCGCGCCAGGTGCGTCCACTGCTGATTGCCCGTGTCGCTGACCGGCGACTGAACAGTTCGGCCAACAGCATGGTGGTGAACATGAACGCGCTGATGGCCCCGCTGCGGGCGATGGCCAAGTCCACCACTTTTGCGGGCCAGGTGTTTCCCGGCGAAATCGAACAGCCCAAGGACGGCGACATCGTGCTGACCTGGAAGAGCAAAACCGCCGTGGAAGCCTTCATCAAGGTCAAGCCCCTCAATTGCCCGAAAGACCTGACCGCCAACATCGCGCTCGACCTTTCGACCACCGAAACGGAGTAACCCCGCATGGCTGCAAAGATTGGCGGCAAGAACTTCGACGTGAACCTAGGCGATCTGCTCGTTCACGTCGAGAGCGGCACCCTGGACATTACGGACAACAGCACCGTGGCGCAGAGCAAGGGCGTGCCGAACGGTCACGTTGACGGTGACGTGGCCGCTGCCGGCGAACTGGAGCTGGACACGACCAACTTCAACCTGCTGATCGAGCAGGCCAAGAGCGCCGGCAGCTTCCGCGAGCTGGAACCGTTCGACATCGTATTTTTCGCCAAGGCCGGCGACGAGGAACTGCGCATCGAAGCGTTTGGCTGCAAGGTGCGGATCTCCAGTTTGTTGAGCCTCGACCAGAAAGGTGGCGAGAAGAACAAGCACAAGATCCCGTTCGACGTCACCAGTCCGGACTTCATCAAGATCAACGGCGTGCCGTACCTGAGTGCCGCTGAAATCGAAGGCCTGACCTGATGGTGGACTGGTTCGATCGCGCTCAGGCGCAAGAGCAGCGCGAGCGCGACAAAGCCATTGCGGCCCAGCTCGCCAGCCCGCGCCCGTCCGGACCGAGCCGGACCCACTGCCTGGTTTGCGAAGAGCCGATCCTCGAAAAGCGCCGTGCCCTGGGTGGAATCGTCCGCTGCACGCCCTGTGAGTCCCTTTCTGAACAAGGAAAACGCCGATGAGCATCATCACCTGGCCGCACTTTGCCGCGGCTGAATTGCGCTGCAAATGCGGCAAGTGCAACAGCACCGGCGCCGAGATGGATCCGGCATTCATGGCCGAGCTGGTGACCCTGCGTCAGCAGTTTGGCCGGCCGATGGCACTGAGCAGTGCCTACCGCTGCCCGAAACACCCGGTGGAAGTGAGCAAGCCTGCACCAGGTGAGCACTGCACCGGTCTGGCCGTTGATGTGCGCTGTCGTGGGGAAGATGCCGTGGAGATCCTGCGCCTGGCGATGAACCTGAAATTTACCCGGTTCGGCATCAGCCAGCGCGGCAATGCTCGTTTCCTTCACCTGGGCATGGCGCCGGCCGGTGGCCGATTCCCCAGCCCTGCGATCTGGAGCTACTGAATGCGCCGGTATCAAACCCATGCCCTTGTTGCCCTGGGCGCTGCACTGTTTGGCAGCCAGCTGGAAAACATCGCCATTGCCTTTGACCGTTCGTATGGCGAGGAAGTCGCGACCATTGCCGGGGCCTACTGCATGGCGCCGGAGCGTCTGCGTGTTGCGCTTCGAGAGGTGATCGACGTCAGCGCTGCACCGAACAAAATCCGCGTGGAGTGCGCCGCCGATGCCCTTTAGAAGCGACCTGATCGTTAAGGCTGTGAACGGTTCGCCGCTGTGGGATCTGGTCCGACCGCTGTTCTTTGTGACTGCGAACGGCCGGCCGGTGACAGTGCCAGCAGGCTATCGCACGGATCTGGCCAGCGTGCCGCGCCCGGTGTGGTGGCTGGTACCGCGTGACGATGAAATGGCCCGCCGGCCCGCCGTGGTGCATGACTACATCTACACCAACCTGACCCGCAAATTCACCAAAGCCGAAGCCGACCTGGTGTTTTACCAGGCCCTGCAGGAAGAGGGCATGCACAAGCCTTTGGCCTGGCTGATGTACAGCGCGGTCCGCATCGGCGGCCGTGGCAACTGGAGCGCATGACATGGAGTTGAACCCGCTGACCGTCAGCGTCTTGCTGGTGCTGACTGAACTCGCCCTGACCGGCGTGCTGGGCTTTCAGGTTTACCTGTTCAAGCAGGTCAGCGCGGCGCGGCGCGAGCACCTGGAGCTGCGCCTGTATATGGCCCAGAACTACGTGAGCAACGAGCAATTCGACAAGGTCATTTCCCGGCTGGAAACCCGCTTGGAAAACCACCTCGACACCTATTTTCGCAACCTCAACAAGAGAGCCAACGCATGACTGACGTAAAACGCGATATCACCCTGGAAATGGGCGACAAGGAATTCACCTTCCACCTGACGCCCCAGGACGTGACCAAGTACTTCAACGCCACCACTCAAGCGAACAAGGTCGCGCCGGCGCACAACCTGCTGATGAGCACCGTCAAGCCGGAAGGCAAAGCTGATCTCAAGTCGCTGCTGGAAAACCCGGTGACCACCATGACCATCGCCGGCGCGCTGCTCGAGGAGTACTCGCCGGACATCGACATCATCGTAAAAAAGTCCTCAGCCACGCTGACGGCTTAACCGACGACGGGCTGGGCCAGCTTATGGCCCTGACTCGCCGCTGGCTGCCCGGCGCCGAGCCCACCATCGAGAACATGGGCACGGCCAAGTGGCTGGAAGAAGAACACTGGAAACGTATGAGTTTTGCCGTCGCTGACGGCATATCCCATGCCTTCAACGGATAACAATCCATGGCTGACCGCAGCGCCCGACTGGCTTTCATCCTGAGTCTGACCGACAAGGTCAGCGCGCCCCTGGGCAAGGTGAAAACCAGCTTTTCCGACCTGGCCACCCAAGGCCAGCAGAACATCATGAAGATGGGCGCAGGCCTAGCCGGCATGGTGGGCGCAGGCGTGGCCATTTCCGAATCGCTGGAACCGGCGTTGGAGATGAACCGCGCCCTAGGCGAAGTCCGCTCGCTGGGCGTGGCTGAAGATGCATTGAATGCCCTGAACAAAAAGTCGCTGGAGTTCTCCGTGAACTACGGCGAGAACGCCCGCGACTTCGTGGCCTCGGCTTACAGCATCTCGGGCGCGATCAAGGGGTTGTCCGGTGACCAGCTGGCCACCTTCACCAACACCAGCAACCTGCTGGCCAAGGCCACCAAGTCCGACGCCGAGACCATGGGGGCCTACGTCGGCACCATGTACAACCTGTTCAAAACCTCGGCCGACGCCATGGGCAAAAGCCAGTGGGTTGAGAAATTGGGCGGCCAGACGGCACTGGCGGCGCAGTTGTTCCGCACGGACGGCGCGCAGCTCAAGGATGCGTTCAAGGAAGTGGGCCAGCTCGCCACCACCGCCGGCGTCGATATCGCCGAGCAGTTCGCGGTGATCGGTACGCTGAGCAGCACCATGGAAGGCGGCGACGCTGGCGGCCTGTACAAGTCGTTTTTCGAGAACATCGGTGCGGCGTCCGAAAAGCTCAAGCTCAAATTCACCGAGCAGAACGGCCAACTGATGCCGATGACCGACATTCTGGCCAAGCTCGAAGGTAAGTTCGGCGACCTGACCAGCGCCGCTGCCGGCGCCAAGTTGACCGAGGCGTTCGGCGGCGAAGGGGCGCGGGTGATCAATGCCCTGGCCAAGGACACCGACCGCTTCAAAAACGGCCTCGACCAGTTGGGCAAAGTCCGCGGCTTGGAGAGCGCCGAGAAGATGGCCAAAGCCATGGTCGACCCGTGGCAACAGTTCGGCGCGGCCGTCCAAGCGCTGCGCATTGCCTTCGGCCAGGCGCTGATCCCAATGCTGACCCCGCTGATGGACAAGCTGGTTGGCATCGCCGGAACACTGACCCGTTGGACCCAGTTGTTCCCGAACATCACCCGTGTGATCGGCTTTACCGTGCTGGTGATACTCGGCCTGACCGCCGCCATGGCCGCGATGACTCTGGTGGTGGGCATGAGCAAGATGGTTTGGCTGTCGCTGGTCACCGTCTGGAAGCTCCTGAACTGGACAGGTTTTCGCAGCATCGCCATGTTCCTGCTGCAGACGGTGTTGGTCGCAGGCTTCGTCGTGGGCTTGGCGTTGCTCTACACCTGGATGGGTTTGGTCAGGGTCGGCATGTTGCTGTGGCAGGGTGCGATCTGGCTGGTCAACGCCGCCATGCTGGCCAACCCGGTGCTGCTGGTTATTGTCGGAATCGTTGCCCTGGTCGCGATTGTGGTTGCCGCCATCGTCTATTGGGACCAATGGACCGCAGCGCTGATGAACACTGCCGCGTTCCAGTGGATCGCGGGCCAGCTGCAGGCGCTGTCGGACTGGTTCGGCTCGATCGGCGGCTGGACCGGCATGGCCAGTGCGGCCTGGGACGGCATCGTCGCGATCTTCAAGGACGCGATTAACAGCCTGATCACGATGTTGAACAAGATTCCCGGCGTGCAGATCGATGCGGCCTTTGGCGAGATGCCCAAGGCCCCCAAGGCCCCCAAGGCCCCCAAGGTCCCCGGCATCGAAGCGCCGGTACCGAGCACGCCGGCGGTTGATCGGGCGCTGCAGGCGGCCCAAATGCCTTTGGCGGCGCGCCCTGCATTGTCTGTTGTGCCACCCCTGGTCATGGCCCCCGCGTCGACCGAACAGGCCGAACAAGCTCGCCAACGTATGAACGGAGGCACCTCGGGCGGTCTGTCGCCGATGGGGCCCACGGCCGTGCCCCAAGGTGGATTGCTGCGCAGCATCCAGAACAACAACAGTCAGACCCAAAACAAGGGCAACCGCGTGGAAAACGTGAACATTCACACCAGTAAGCCAATGACCCCGCTGGAAATGGAAAACATGGTGAGCATGGCGGTGGGCGGATGAGCGAATACATCGACCTGCTGATTGTCGACAACGACCTGGTGCTGGATCCGTCCCGTCAACCGGTGCTGATCGATGACCGAGCCAGCATCGCCCAGGACATCGCTCACATGATCCGTGACAGCGGTTTGCTGGTGACCCTGGTCGCCGAGCGCAACAGCTTGAAACAGCGCGACTGCATACAGCAGTTGGAGCTGCTGGTGGAGGCGGACGAACGTCTGGTACCGGGAACGGCGCAGATCACCCAGCTCGAGCCCGGGCAATACCTGGTGACGGCCACAACCCTGAAATTCGGCAGTATCGAGGTGACGCTGTGAGTGATGTGGATTTCAAGCAAGCGTTAACTGACGCCGGCATCCCGACCACGGAAGAAGGCCTGCGCCAGGCGTGGGAAGCGGAAGTGGTCGCCCAGGGCAGCAAACTGAGCAACACCAGCACCTGGTCACCGTTCTGGCGTGTGGTCACCGCGTTGGTGACCAAGCCGGTGGTGTGGATCCTGGACTTCTTCATTGCCACGGTACTGCCGAACTTCTTCGTCAAAACCGCCGTGGATGCCTGGCTGGACATGCTGGCCTGGGGCGTGAACGTCGAGCGCAAGGGCGCGACCAAGGCCAAGGGGGTCTTGCTGTTCACCCGTGTCGCCGCCGGCGGCGTCCTCGAGGTCGCAAAGGGCACGGTGGTGCAGTCAGCCGCGATCAATGGCCACGTTTACCAGCTGGTGACGACAGCGGTCGGCACCTTCACCGATGGCGCCATGCAGTTGCTGATCCCGGTCGAAGCGGTCGATGTGGGTAGCGGGTTTAACCTGGCGCCTGGGTACTACGCCGTTTTGCCGGTGCCGATCCCAGGCATTGCCCTGGTGGCCAACGCCGACGGCTGGTTGACCACGCCCGGGGCGGACAAGGAACCCAACGATGAGCTGCGTCTGCGCGTGCGTAACCAGTTCTCGGCGGTAAACCAATGGCACACCGACGCCGTGTACCGGGCGATGATTTCAGCCTTCCCGGGCGTGCGTCCGGATGGCGTGTATTTCGAACATGGCGCCCCACGCGGGCCGGGCAGTGCCAACGCCTTTGTGCTGTTCGATGCGGACGTGCCGGCGGCGACTTACCTAGAGCAAATCAACGCCCACATTCGTGACCTGGGCAACCATGGTCACGGTGATGACCTGCTGGTGATGGTAATGCCGGAAACCTTCCATGCGCTGCAGGTGGAGATCTGGCCGCGATCAACCCTCACGGCCGAACAGCGGCAAAAGCTGGAGGACGAAGCGAGCCAGTTCATCCGGGCCGCGTTCCGCGAGAGCACCGCCAGCGACTACCAGCCCACCCTGACTTATCCGCAGTCGCGATTTTCCTTCAGCCGCCTAGTCGAGGAGCTGCACCAGCAATTCGCCGGCATTGAGTCGCTGCACTTCACCAACGACGACATTCTGGCCGAGCTGAACATTCCTCGAATCCTGAGCCTGCAGGTGGTGCTGCATGATTAAGCTCGATCTGAAGTTCTGGCTGGCCGGTACCGAACTGACCAAGCTCAAGGACGCCGCCCAGGGCTGGTGGGAAAACGTCGAAGGCTGGTTGCGCTGGCCGTTGCTGCAGATGGATGCCGACAGCTGCCACCTGGTGGTGCTGGACCTGCTGGCCTGGCAGCGCGATATCACCCGCTTCAAGGGCGAGCCCGAAAGCCTCTACCGACTTCGGGTCAAACACGCCTTTATCAACGCCGTGGACGCGGGCAGCACGGCCGGCATGAAACGCATCCTGGTGCGCCTCGGTGTCGGCTATGTCGAGATCGATGAGCGCATGCCCGATCGGGATTGGGACGTTGTGCTGCTGCGCTTCTCCGACTCTCAGCTTTCTCAGAATCCTGAGTTGCTGCGTGTGCTGATCCAGCAGTACGGGCGCACCTGCCGCCGCTACGACTTTGTAACTATCACCCCAGTGACGATGAATGTCGCTGTGGTGGACTTCAACGACGACCAGCAGACGCTGGTTGCCAGCCTTTAGGAGCCCCACATGGGAGCCAGTATTACCCTTGCAGGTGAAAGCCTGATCGCCAACAAGCAAGCCGCTCATGAAGGGCTGAAAGTCGCTCGATTCATCTTTGCCAACGTGCCAGGCATTAACCCCAGTGACCCGGTGAATCGAGCAGCGGCTAAGCCTGCTGCCGCGCAGATTGTCCACGTTCACCAGATCCCCGACGAAAACTCCGGCTATGTAAGCCCCAACCAAGTTGTGTACAGCGCGCAGATCGGCTCAGACGTGGGCGATTGGGACTTTAACTGGGTAGGTTTGGAGACGATCGAGGGGGTGCTGTTTGCGGTGGCCTATGTGCCATTGCAGCAGAAACGTCGGAACATCCTGCCGCTGCAGATCGGCAACAACCTGACCCGCAACTTCCTGGTGAAGTTCGACGGTGCCCAGGCGCTGACCGGCATCAGCATTGACGCCAGCACTTGGCAGCACGACTTCACCGTGCGTTTGGCCGGCATCGATGAGCGCGCGCGGCTGAGTAACCACAATATCTTTGGGGAAGCGTGTTTCTTTGGCAGCTCGCTGCAGCTGGAGAAGGTCGGCAGCGTATACCAGATAAAGCCTGGTCAGGCGTATGTCGGGGGTATTCGCCTAGTTCAGTCGACGCCGCTGCCGGTTGTACCGCCAGCATTCCCCACCAAGGCCTGGTTGGACGTTTCCCTGCAGCGCGAACTTAGCGATGTGGTGGCCCGCTGGCAGGTTGTGTTCGCTGCGGACAAAACCAACTATATCGACAGTGCCGGCGTGTGGCATTACTGCGTGGCCATCGCGGATCTGACCAACGCCAATACGCTGATCGATCGTCGATCGGTGGAAGAGATCCCAGGGCCGCTGGTGACCCATTTTGCCGCCCGTGTAGGTGACTATGACCAGTTGCGCGCTCGGGCGACGACCAAGGATGACGTCGAACTGGGGAACCTACCAAACGCGATCAGCGACGATTCGGAAACCAACAGCAGCTTGATCCTAGCCAGTACCAAGGCCGTGAAGTCGGCGGTCGCGCTGATCTGGACGGCGATCGCCAATATCGTGTCCGGGGCCACGGTGGTGGGGAAATGCGCCAAGTTCGCCACTGCCCGCAAAATTACATTGAGCGGGGCCATGACCGGCTATGTAGATTTTGACGGATCCACAGACGTGACGTTGAACGCTGCAGCTACTCAAGCCACCGAAACAATAGCCGGCGGCGCGAAGGTGGCCAGCCAGTCACAAACCAACACCGGAGCGGATGATGCGACCTATGTCACTCCGAAAAAGTTGCGGTGGGGAGTTTCATTCAGCCTCGAGCCAAACGGCTACATCGCTTTTCCTAGCTGGATGGGCGGCTGGATAGTTCAGTGGGGCCGGGCAGGAAACCAGGCGTCAGGGCCGATCACCGTAGCGTTCCCCATTGCCTTCCCGTCCTTGAAGCTATTTGAGCTTGCGCTTCCGGTTGTGGGGGACCCCATCGGATGGGACGTTTCGCCGAGCAGCGGCAATACGTCTAAAACCCAGGCGACCTTCCATCGACGTGCCGGGAATGGCACAACCACTAACGGGATCACGAACTTTGACATTTACTGGATTGCGGCTGGCCGCTAGGGATATAAAATATGCGCTATTACAGTCCATCTACTGGCTGCACCTATATCAAAGAAATCCATGGTCTCGAACTGCCTGATGATGCAGTGCCGATTCCAGAAGAACGGTATCTTTCTGTAATCGCCCATGCTGGCCCTGGTCAGATCCGCGGGCACGGTTTAGATGGGCTACCGACTCTATTAAACATACCGCAACCCAGTGAAGCCGAACGGAACGAGGGTATTCACAGGCAGCAGTACGCTGCAATCAACAGTGCCTGCAAAGCTGCCATAACAGCAGGCTTCACATCTGATGCACTAGGCACGTCCCACCACTACACCAGTCAGCTCGAAGATCAACTGAACCTGACAGGCGTCATTCTTGCGGGGCAGGACACCCTTTATGCCTGCCGCGATGAGTCAGGTGCTAAGGACTTCAGGCTGCACACTTTCGCCCAGATTCGCCAGGTCGGCGACGACTTCACCTTGTTCAAGCTGCAGCTGTTGCAGAAGGCCAACCAGCTCAAACAGCAACTGGACCAGGCGCTGGCCAGCGAAGAATTGGCCGCGCTCGAGGCGGTGACCTGGGAGGTTGTGCAGCCATGACCTGGGCACCGGTGACTATGCGTTGGCCAGAACAGGCCACCCAATGGATGGGCGAACTCTCGGCCGCCAAGGATCTGGCCGGCGTCGAGCTGGCCAGCACCGCGCTACGTCTGACCGGGCTCGATGGCTTGACCAGCACCAACCCGGGGCCAGTGGGTTTCGCTGCCCAAGGCGCGATTGCGGTCGGACGTGCGGCCTTGGCCGGGCAGATGGGCGAAGCACCTGCGTGTCTGGTGGTGACGCCATTTCAAAGCGGCATCGGCCAGGGGCGTGGCCATCAGCGCTTTTTGTCGGCACCCAACCTGCTGCAGCAGTTGGCGAGCAAATTAGTCGACGCCACCGACACCGGACGCCCGACCGGGCCACAGTACGTGCTGTCGGTGTTGTTCCTTTGCACGAATTACGACCAGTTGGCAAACACCCTGTCGCGCTTCAACGCCTTGCTGCCGATCCCTGACCTGGTGCGCACCGAGCGCCGGGCCGGGCACCTGTCGACACTGGAGACGGAAAAGTGGGAGATCCCAAGTTCTGGCCCGCTGCCGCGCTGGCAATCGCTACCGCTCGAGCGCTGCACTGTGGTCAAGGCCGCGAAGCAATCCATGTCCGGCCAACTGGCGCTGCTGGAGAGCTACGCAGCGGACAGCTCGCCGATGGGCGATCTCGCCGCGCTGGCCACGCGCAAGGCCGCGCAACAGCAAGGCCGCGATCAACAATTGAACGACCTCAAGGCGTTACTGGCCGGTGGCTCTGCCGACACCAGTATGCGCGCGCGGCTGATCGGTCCCGGCGACGTCAACGAGCTACGCCGATCGCTGCTCGAGGGCGAAGCCCCGGGCCACGAATGGGTGCTGTCCGCTGGCGTGCTGCTGGTCGGATCGCTGGAAGGGTTGAGCTTTGTTCGCGAATTGGTGGGCCTATGACCCTATTACTCGACGGCGAACAGGTTCTGGGCAAGAAGATGAAGATCACCGCCAACCTGCGGATCGAGAGCGATGACATGTCGGGGCAGACCAGCAGCACCGACAAGGGCCACAAGGGATTCAAACCCAAAACCCTGGCGGTGACGTTGATGATCCCCTTTGTCGACAAGGATCAGCTGCGCACGCTGATGCGCCTGGCGGAGTCCACGGCCAGTGGTGGCCAGCTCAAAAAGTACCGCATCGTCAACGACACCGCCGCCGCGTTCGGAATCCGCGAGGTCGAGTTCTCGGAAGGCGTCAGCGCCCGGGAGGACGACTCTCTGGCGGCTTGGCTGGTCCAATTCACCTTGTCCGAAAAACTCTCCAACCCCGAACGGGTAGAAAGTCGCCGTGCCGGTAACGGCGTGGCCAAGCAATCCGCACCAGGGCAAGCCGTGGCCGGCGATGGCACGGCCACTGGCGGGGACTCCAGCGGCAAAACCGAAGAGCTGTCGGGCTTTGAAGCCACGCTGAAGAAACTCGACAATTACCTGGGCGGCGCGACGACATGAGCATGAAGCTGCACAAGGTGCTGACCATCAACGGCACCGCATACCCGCTGATCAACGACGACGTGCGGCTTGATCTGAAAAGCCCCGGCCGTGCGACGTTCACCATCAAGGCCGACACCGCCTTGAAAGGCCTGGTGATGCTGGATGTCGGTTACAACGACAGCCCGTTGCAGCGCCATTTCATTGGTTACGTCGAGCGATCAACCACGTCCTCGAGCACGGAACAGGTGCTGTTCTGTCGCGAGCTGGCCGCGATACTGGCCAACCCGCTGCCGCTCAACTTGCGCCATGTGGACCTGCAGGCGGTGCTGGCCGAGGTCAGCACTAAAACCGGGCTGCGCTTCCGTGTTCCGGACAAGCCTTACGCCAAGGTCAAGGCGCCGTTCTTCTACAGTCTGGCCGCCGGGTATCAGGCGATGGACAGCCTGGCCACGGTGTTCAGCATTCCCGACTTCATGTGGCAACAGCAGGGCGATGGGGAAGTGTTTGTGGGCAGTTGGGCCGACAGCTTCTTCGGCACCCGCGAACCGCTGCAGCTGCCGGTCGAACTGTTCGACGGCTACCAGAGCAATCAAAGCGCAATGGTCGCGGCCCTTCCCGGTTTGCGTCCAGGTGCATCAATCAACCAAGGCGATCGGATCACCTCCGTGACACTCGCCGGCAACCAGATGGCCATCCGATGGAAGACGCAATTCGCCGCGCAGTAGATCGGCAATTCCCTGAACTGAGCGGCGGTTACCACCTGCCACGCTTTGGCCGTGTGGTCGCCGTCCCCGATGCGCCTGCAGCACCTGGTCTGTGCGATGACTTCCGGCCGCGCTTTGGCGTCGACGTTGAAGTGCTGCTGCCCGATGGCGAGCCGGATCCAGCACTGCCGGTCCTGACCAGCCTGCCGTTGCCGGTGCCGATGGGCGGGCAAGAGGCTGGCATGTTCGGCTTTCCGGAGGAGGGCACCACCGTGGTGGTCAGCTTCGCCTATGGCCTGCCCAGCAAACCCTTTATCACCCAGATCCTGCCGCACGGTCTGAGCCTGCCCCGGGTGCCGAAGGGCGACCAGGTCTGGCAGCACAGCGAGGCCTGCCAGCAGCGGGTCGACGCCGATGGCAACTGGCTGCGTCAAACGGACGGCAAGATCCGGGACAAGGCGATCGAGCGCGAAGTCGAAGCCCTGGACAACACCGAGAGCTTCCAGAATCACACCAGGACGGTAGACGATCATTCGACTGAGTCAGTGGGCGGCATTAAGACGATTGAGGCGCTGGGCGCGCTCAAACTGCTGTCGGGCGGATCCGCGAGCCTGGCGGCCGTGGACGACCTGCACCTGGCCACCGGTCGCGACCTGAACCTGGTGGTGGCTCAAAAGCACAACGCCACGGTGGGTGGCGACATGCAGGAGAAGATCCAGGGACTACGCAAGAGCGTGGCCGGGATCAGCCAACGTCTGCAGGCGCCGAAGACATGGGTGGGGTCCGAAGGGGTGAACGTACTGCGGGTGCTGTGTGATGCGCTCGATCTACTGCAGCAGATGAACACGCAATTGGCCGCACACACCCACGTACCAGGGCCAACACCGAGCCCGGCAGACGCTACGGCCTTTACCGCGAAAGCCACAATTGCCAGTCAGTTGGCTGCGAAGCTCAAACCAATCACGCTCTGATGTTGGAATTTTTCCCTTCGGCCCCATAGATAGGGTTGACCCAGTCGGCCCCTTCACGGGGCCGCTGTGCGTCTATAACCCATCCAAACAAAGGAGCCGCCAATGCTGACGCTTACAAACCAAAGAGACGAACTGCAAAGGATCGCCACATTCTTGCCGCAGATAGTCATGGCAACCATTGCCAAAGTAGAACTGGTCGACGGTCGAATCATCATAGGGGTTGTCCGGAACACAAGCGGAGGCACTCGAACCGAAAATCGTCGGTCTTACTACTACGGAGGCGCGACTCTGGAGACGCTCGACGGCAAAAGCGTGACTATTGACGTGCGCGAGGTCCAGGGCGTCGAGCGGGTCTGGGATGAGCAGAAGGACGCGTTCGAAAAGGCCGGGCTTATCACCATAGTTGACCTACAGGAATAGCTACATCGCTTAGCCATAGCCACCTTACTAAACCGCCTCGAGGCGGTTTTTTTAGATCATCGAAAACGCACAACAGATCCCGTTTCGCAAAAAGTTCTCGGCCAAGAAAAAAACATCTGAAAAAGCACTTATCCCCCTCCCGCCGACGGGCTTTTCGTCGCGAAATAGTGCAAACCAGCGGGGTAGTGCAAAGCAGGCTGCAGGCCAGGCCGTGTGCGGGCTCTGGCAGGCCATTGGCAATTGCACGCTGTGAAAGAAATTGAAAGGTTGTGCAACCGTGGGCGGCTCTCTGGCTACTGAGCCGATGAACGGGCGGCTTGGCTGGAGCCCAGGGATTACGCGGGGCCGTGTCGAAAAAATCCCTGTTTTCCGGGTTTTTCATTTTCGGACACGGTCAGTTTCATGCGCGCCGATCGCAACAGGTGCTGCGCTTGTATCGGGCTGGAGCTCCCGAACGGCAGGGGTTCAGCGTTCTGACGGCATTGCAGCGCGTTTCACTCCTGGTCTGGAGTCACCAGCCGAAGGTGTGGAAGGTCGCCCATGTTCTTCAGGCGATTGAATTCGTTGGTCACGATCGGGATAAGCAGGCGATCTAGGGCGTCTCGCAATCGTATGGCCTGGTCGTGCGTCAGGCGCTTAACGGATCCGGTGAGCCCGCTTGCACAGCAGACGTGATCGGGGTGGATGCCAATGTCGTCCATGGTGCCGTCGATGTACCCGCTCAGGTATTCCCGGCGCTTGAACAGGATCGAGCTCTCGGGCGCTTCTTGATAGTCCCAATGAACCTCCCAAGCCGCGCCTACCTTGATGATTTCGATGACGGGTACCGCTGCTCGGGACGATGGCTTGCGCAT